TCGGCTATCTATACTCTGAACAGTAACCCTGACAGAGTGCGTTCCCGCCGTGCGTCCATAGTTTTCTTTGATGAGGCGGCTTTCTGCTCGGATGAACTTATAGCGGCGGCAGAAGCTTTCGCTACACAGGAAAGTAACTTCATCACCTCTACGGACGATTCATTCTCTCCGCTTACGCAGAAGAGAAAATGCGGCACACAGCTTATTTATGCAAGCTCACAGGACGACGCAGGGAAGCTTTTCTATCGCAGGTACCGCGAGTATGCAAAGGAAATGCTTGTCGGGAATCGCGACTATTTTGTCGTGGATATGATTGCTGATACAGCTATTCAGACGTATATGAACGGTAAACCTTACGTCCCGTTACTTACTCAGGGCAAGGTGGATACGGCGATGAAGATAAACCGGGATAAGGCGCTGCGCGAGTATTATAATGTACCGACCCGCGACGGCGGCGTTAATCAGATTGTCAAGTGGGGACAGGTGCGTGAATGCGAGAAGTTCTCACTCCCGAAACTTGGGCTTACAGATGACAGTGAGAGATTCGTCATCGCAATGGACCCGGCGCGTACCACTGATAACAGTATCGTATCCGTAATGGAACTTGTGGAAGATGCGGAAAAGGGGCTTTGCGGTAAAATAGTCAACTGCGTAAACTTTATTGACGCGAAGTCCGGCAAGTTCAAGCTTGACTCCAACCGGCAGATTCAGCGGCTCCGCGAGCTGATAGTAAAGTACAACGGCGCGGATTATGCGGATTATGTGCATATTGATATGCTCGAAATAGACTCCGGTGCTGGTGGCGGCGGTATTTCAACCTATGGCGACGCTATGCTCAATGACTTTGTTGATTCAAAGGGCAATAGACATAGCGGTTTTATCGACTCCACCTTCGAGGCGTATGCTGGGTTCGGCGAAAGATACCCCGATGCGATAGATAAAATGAGACTCCTCAGCCCGAAGAAGCTGAGAACGATAATGATTGAGGAAACGATTGAACTTATCCAACTCGGCGTTCTGCAATTTCCGTTTGAGTTCAAGGACTCTGACTTCATTCAGGTCATAGCACAGGGAGAGAATGGTGAGGAGACAATGGTCGCACATGAAGTGACCCGCGAGGAACGCGACGCACTGATGAATATTGACCTTATGAAAAACGAGCTGACTTCTATCCATCGTTTTGGCAATGCCGATGGAACTGCGGCGACCTACGCGCTCGCACTGGATAAGCGTTCCCGTATGCACGATGACCGTTTCTATACTTTGGTCATGCTGGGACACAGGCTGTATGAACTTCGCCGGAAGACCAAGGTACGCCAGCCAGACGAAGAAATTCCTATAATGGAGGATTACTCCTGTGTTTCGAGCGTGTCATTCTGATATGTTCGATTCAGAAAGAGCCTGCAATCCGCGTCACAATCGCGATTGTGGGCTTTTTACATTTCTACTATTAAATGATAGGAGGTGGAGCTGTGTCCGAAAAATTTGAAGTGGTTTACGCCGATAAAGTCAATGATGAGAATGGCGAAGGAACCACACTGGTGACAAGCACAGAATTGTCGGAACATTGCGAAGATGTCGCAATGCAACGTATTGCGGCGGCGTTTGAAAATAAGTACGAAGTTTATCAGCCGTACACAAAGGAGCATGGTTCTGCAACGCTCCTTGACTTTGAAAAGATAAAGAGTCTCGCGAACAATATTCAGAACGACCTGGATAAAGTACTGCAGCTCAATGCAATAATCCGCAGATTCATAGTGACCGATGATATCATCGGAAAGGTTTACGAAAGCCTTGAAACAAATCTGAACACGAACTTTAAGCTGTCCTATACGAAGTTCGATGGAAGAAACAAGAACAAGCAGATGAAGAGGGTAGACCAGATAATTGACGAGTTCAACTATGAGGTCAACCTCAAACAGATAATCCGGGACGCTATACCGCTGACATACGCAGAGGGAAATCACATTCTATATCTGCGCAAGGAGGGAGAGACCTATTCGATAGACTTCCTGCCGCTGGGCATAGCAAAGGTCAGCGATTATACGGTCGGAGGAAATCCACAGATAGTCATTGACGTGACTGAACTTACTTCTCGTCTGCGGAAGGTATATGAGAAGGATAAGAAGCAGAAGGCGATATTCTTCAAGAACATCGAGGAGGATATCAGAAATAACTATCCGCCGGAGGTATATACGGCGTATAAGGCGGGCGAGAGAATCGCAAAGCTTGATCCGAAGCGCGCTCGTATAATGCGTATCTGTAACATGGGCCGCAAATATGGCGTATCGCCGATAGTCCGCGCCCTGCGTTCTGCACTTATGCTTGAAAACATCGAGGACTCGGATTACATCAATAACAAGGCTAAGGCGAAGAAGATAATTCATCAGGTTCTCCGCAAGGAGACAATGGGCACCAACCTTGAAAAGCAGGGGCTGTCTCAGGCGGCGTATGCCCACAGTGAGCTGATGAAAGCGTGGAAAAACAAGACCGTAGTTTATACGTCCGCGCCGTTTGTCGAGAAGATACAGTATGTCGAGCCGTCGGTCAACGACACTTCGGCGGATAAGATAAATCTGTATCGCTCTAAGATAATGACGACACTAGGGATAGGGTTCATTGATTCGAACGTCAGCAGTTTCTCGGTCGCGAATATCTCGCTTGAGCAGTTGATGAAGACTATCAATTCTATATCAGAGCAACTTGAACGCATTATCATGGATTTTTATAAGATAGTACTGGAGGATTATGGAATCGGCATGGAGTATCTTCCGACGATTCAGATAATTGACGCTGAACAGCTTTCTCTCAGTATGAAGAAAGACCTTGTTGAACTTATGTATTCCAAACTCAACTGCTCGCTGGAGAGCGCGCTGGAGGTTCTCGGAGTCTCTATCGAGGACGAAAAGCAGAAGCGCCTCAAGGAAAACTCGGAGGGTATTGAAGAAATATTCTTCCCGAGGAAGACCTCATACACTACCGGTTCTGATGACAACGGAACAGGCAGACCTGCGGACAGCGATAATCTTGAGAAGCAGGCGTATGACAATAACAGGGAGGAAAACGAATGACAAGAATACCACTGCATTGTGCGAACTGCGGGTACCGGGTTGGCGACATTTTAGTCTCAATGGAATACAAAAGTCTGGTGAGATTTACACCCTGTGATGATGTCCCGGAGAACTGCATTGACGGTGCTCATATCATGTGTCCCGCGTGCAACCATGGAGTTGCGGAACTGATAGTAAACAACACAAAGGAAGAATCGGGTGGCGATATACCACCCCATGGATATGAATTCGGTTCAATGGAAGGTGGTGAGAAAGATGAATGAGAACGAGAAGATAAAGATATCTTCAACGGCTCTGGAGCTTTCTGAGACCACGAACTACATTGAGCTGACCAACAGGCTCTGTTACTATGGCGAGCCGAATCTGAACGGCGTAATGCTTCCGGTGGAGGGCGCTGAGGAACATGCGAAATCACTTGTGCTCCAGCCGGTAGTTGCAAAGTACAAGGTCATCGGCAATAAGCCAGACCTCGGCGGGCATGAGTACCGCAACGGTACTTTTGGTACTGAGAATATCGGCGTTCATGAGGAAGTCGAGGTGCGCACAGATACTGTGCCGGTGAACGGCGAGCAGAAGACACTGCCATGTCTTTTTGCAAAGTCCCGTATCTGGACTCGCAACACAAATGTTGTCGCGGCTGTAAAGCGTCTGTTCAGTGAGGGCAGACTTCACAGTTCGTGGGAAATAGCCGTCTCAGACTATGAATATAAAGACGGCATAAAAATTCTGAAGGATTATGTGTTCGAAAGCAATGCACTGCTTGGAACAAACAGCCAGCCTGCATACGGCGATGCGGCGTCTGCTCTTACCATGGCGGAGACCGAGGAGCAGCCGGAGGTAATCATTGCCGAGGCGCTGGCAAAAGATTTAGGTTTAAAGGAGGAAGAACCAATGGCTGAAGGAACAGAGGTTCAGAATAAGGAGAAAGTTCAGGCGGAAGCGCCCGAGCAGGTCGCTCCGGTTGTTGAACCTGTAAAGACAGTCGATGAACTGTCTGCGAAGATAGGTGAGCTGTCCGTAACTATTTCCGAGAAGGACGCTGCACTTGTTGCCGCCAACGAAAAGCTGGCAGAAGCAACAAAGACTCTTGAAGAATATAAGCAGTATAAGGAAAAGTACGAGGCTCTTGCCGCGGAGAAGAAGCAGGCTGAGAACGAAGCAGTACGTGCAGAGATGCGCGAGAAGGCTTCTAAGAGCGGTCTGTTTGTGGAGAACGAACTTGAAACTTCTGAGGAACTGAAGGACATCATGGAGAAGGCTGACAAGGACGCACTGATGAGCGTTATCGCTGAGAGATTTATGAAATCCCTTGAGGGCAAGCCCGAGAAGGAAACGGCGGAGCAGACTCCCAAGGCAGATGTAACTGCCGATGAGCGCTCAGAGAACAGAAAGTTCATGGAAGCAATACTTCACTAAGTAAAATGAAAGGAACAAAATACAATGGTAAGAAATGTATTTAAGGGCAATCCCATTTCCCGAACCAACTACAAGGCAGAGACAGACCTCGTAGTAGGCATGGGCGTTGTAAGAGATTACGAGAAGAAGACAGTCGGTTTCCCGAAGGCAGAGACCGCTGACGATATCTATGTTGTTGACAAGGAGAGAATCCCTACCGGCGAGGCTTGCGCGAGAACTGACTTCTCCGATTACGAGAAGATTTTTCAGGACGTAGCAAAGGGCGAGCCTGTAAAGATTGACATGTTCGCACCCGGCACTGCATTCGCTGTTGATCAGGTTTCCACTGCTGACGCTCCTGTCAAGGGCAAGAGAGTTTCTGTTGGTACAGATGGTCTGTGGAGAAACGCGACCGTGGCTTCCAGATATCTCTACTCTGAGGACTACGTTGACAACGGTCACAAGCTTATCAAGATTGAAGTGCTTGATACAGCGGCAACTAACTGATAAAAGGAAGGAATGAAAATAATGCTGGATACAGAAATCGCAAGCATTGTCAAGTCTGTTGACACTTATGAGATAGCTCAGAAGACCAGACGAAACATTGCTCTGAATGACAACGAGAAAATCATCGCGTCCCAGCTTGACGAGTGGGCGCGCGAAATCGGCAATACCGGTTATGACGAGAAGCGCGAGATTGCGGAGTTCGTCCGCAAGACAATCAACGAGGAGTTCTACAACGCCCCCGACGAGCTTCTGGACTACATGTTCGACCGCGGCAGCGTCGGCGAGTTCGATGACTACGAGGCTACCGTCACCCCGAAGAACACTCTGATTTCTTACGAGGCGGCAAAGGGCGGCAACGTAGACAAGAGCTATCTTGATATCTCCGTAATCAAGCCCAAGTGGAAGAACCGCCAGATTGAGACCGAGATTTCTTACGCTGACCTGCGCAGAAACGGCTGGAAGTCCGTGGCACTGCTCACCACTTATTCTATGGACGCGCTGAATAACGCGCGCTTCAAGGATATCTTCTCTGATATCGACACTCTCATCGCAAACGGAGCTGAGAACTACATCTCCAACGGCGGTACTGTTCCCACTGCGGCGGCTATGGACGCAATGGCGCTTTACCTCAACGACCGTAATCAGGGCGGCGGCGTAATCGTTGCACTGTCCAAGTATATTCAGAATGTTTCCAAGCTGAAGGGCTTTGACTCCGAGGCTATGAGAGATGAGGTTCATCTCAACGGTAAGCTCGGCGTTTACGACGGCTGCTCTCTGTATGGAATTTCTGGTGCGAAGAAGTACGGCGATGGCACTCTGCTCATGCCTGACAAGAGAATCTTCGGCATTGCCGGTAAGATTGGTACTCTTGATATGAAGGGCGACGTTCATATCTACGAGGATATGGACAACGACAACGAAAAGGTCGAGCTCAAAATCAAGGACTTTACATACGGCTGGGCGTTCAACAAGGATACTCTTGAGAATGTCTGCAAGATAGTCACTGACTAATTATTTGATAAGGAGGAATCCCGCCTGGGAAACCGGGCGGGTATATTATTATGAGAAAATTCTACTGCTATTCCACACGTCTGAGAGACGCGCTCATCGACCACGGCTTCAATCCGATTGGTTACGGCGTTAATCCTAACAGCGGCTCTCCGTTTTGGCTGTTCGAGGGAACTGAGGAAATGAACGCCTATAAGAGCGGACAGTATCAGCAGGACAGGGACAACTATTTCAAGGAGAGAAAGTCAGGGGAGGTAAAGCCTAATGGAGCTCGATAACAACAAGCAGTATCTGGTGTTTAACTACAGTACCAGCCCGGTGGCGGTATCCACAAGATATGACAGCTACACTATCCCGGGTGCAAAGGACGGCGAACCTACAGCTTTCCCGCTGACTCTTGATGAGATAATGTATATCAACAACAATTCCGGCGTGTTCAAGTATGGACTGCTCTGGTTTGAGGACATATTTGCGGAAGCGCTGTACGATAAGCTGCGTATCCGCGACCACGCGAAAATCCTCACCGATGAGCAGATAAAGGAAATACTGGCGGCGCCGACTGTCGAAGGACTTAACGCGCTTGTTTCCATCAGTAACGACGCTTACTTCAACCGCGTCCGCGGTATCTACCTGTTTATGAAGAACACCTCCGGTTTGAGTTCCAAGGTGAGCGAGATAATTGAGAAGCGCTATCGTGAGATTCGCGATAAGAAGAAGACTTCCGACATGCATATTCAGGAAGTCACGAAGCCGTCAACTGACGAAGTTAATGAACTTCGTGCTCAGGTCAAGGCACTGCAGGAGGCTATCTCTGCTTTACAGGCTAGTTCTGTGGTCAGCATGCCCAAGCCTGAAAAGGCTGAGACCGTCGAGGCAAAGAAGGCGGAACTCAAGAAGAGCAAGACTGCTCAGAAGACTAAACCGGAAACTCCGGTCGGATAATCAAAGGGTGAAATAAGTGGCTACTTCATTTCAGAAGCCTGTCGATATCTTCCTCGGCAGGATTGAGAAGGATATTGATTTTTTCAGATATATCGGGCTTGACGATGAAGAAGCCGCAAAGCTCGCCGCCCGGCGAAGCAAGGATATACTCTTGCAGGCAAATGCGGCGCTGACTCTTCGATGTAAGTCTGATATAGACTTCACAGATGTAGACGAGGGTAATGACGTATACACGGCAGACCTCAACAGCAACGAGATATATCTCGTTGGGTCTATGATGTATGAGATTTATTTGCAGAAGGACATCGCGAAGATAAAACTTGATAACGTGAATTATACTGCTAGCGAGCTGAAGGTCTTCGACCCCAGTAATGCACGCAGTACATTCATGAGTATCTACGAAACGATTGTTGCAGAAAACAAGTTGCTTATTGCAGAATACCGCGACACTGACCGTAAGACTGGGAAATATCTCGGAATTGACTACGCGTCCTATGACGAGGAGGGTTCCGAATGAGCCTTAGTGTAGATATCGGGTATTTCCGTGCAGTTCAGAATGGTACGGGAGCAAAGCACCGTAAGGATATAAAACTCTCTGAGGCGCAGCAAAGATTTGCGGATAAGTTCGGGAGTTCGTTCAATTACGAGTATGATATAACTCGGAATGACGCTGCTCAGGAATTTATTATTGCCCCGGATTTAAAGGACAAAAGCAAGTGCGCTATTTTTCCACTGCCTGGGGAAGAGCTGAATATGGGTGATATCATCTACTGGCATAAACTACATTGGCTTGTGACAGATATTGACTTTGCCGATAACGTAACTCAGGGTGGCATCATTGAGAGGTGCAACAGGACGATACGCTGGCAGAACCCTGAGACAAGGGAGATACAGGAACGGTGGTGCATCGCCGAAAAGCCGTATACTTCCAATATCGACAAGGGTAAAGAGGTCAACACCTCGAACCGTGAGTTCAAGATACAGATTCCGTTTGATGAAGAAACGGCACTCGTTGATGTGGACAAGCGGTTCCTGCTGGAGAAAATCGGTGACAGCCCCAAGGCTTACAAGTGTACCTGCGTTGATACTGTTACTAATAAGTATCAGGATATCAAGGGCGGGTTCCTTATCTGGAATCTCACACAGTCAGAATATAATCACGAGGCTGATAACGCTGATCTGATGATTGCAGACTATGTTGACCCAGAGGCTCCGGTTCACGGAGAACTGAAAATAACTTATTCGGGAAATTCTGAAATCCGGGCAGGCGGCTCGGCGAAAACCTTCCGGGCGGAAAACGGAACAGTATGGGACGTTATAGCCGCGCCGGAGGTAAAACCGTATCTGAGCATAACTCAGGACGGTGGTAACTTGAAAATCAAAGCGGCTAGACAGAGCGATATTATAGGCGCGAGCGTAAAGCTCAAAGCAACCAACGGCGTCGATAGTTCTGAACTTGTCGTGCGAATTTTAGGAGGTATGTAAAAATGGCTAATTCAGATTCCATTACGGAATGGAAGGACATTGCTATTTCTCATTTTCTCGGAAACGAGAATATACTTGCGGCTCTTGATGTGACAGAGGACGAGATAGAATCCGGCTTAACATATAGCCGAATCTTCCCGCATCTGTACATACCCGACACGATAGAGGAAACTTCCTCTTTTATAAATGTCGAGGTCAGGGTACCTGACATCTCCGACAGCGGAGTATGGGTTTACCCGGAGCTGATTGTCGATGTTATTGTACACCAGAAAAGAATGAAGCTGGATTTGCCGGGTGTTTCCGCTACAAGGGCGGACTACCTAAGCCAGCTTATCGATAACGAGCTGAACGGAAGTCTGGAGTTCGGCGTCGGAAAGCTTGTGCTTATAAGCAACGAGCCCGGCTCCGTAAACGATAAATTCCGGTTCAGACGTCTAACTTTTGAAGCTCAGGATATCAACTCCAGCATGTGCGATGAGGACGAGGAAGACTATGGCTAATCGTGATTCAAGCGCAAATGACGAGCTTCAGATTTATCGAGGAAAGGATTACGTTGTTAATGATTATATCACTATACGGCATCCTATACTCGACGAGATTGCGGATTACGGCGAACGCGAGTACCTTTCACTGATCTCGTCGCTTACCGCTACTCCAAGCGACCTCATGTATCAGTTACATCTCGAGGGCATTGACTTCACACAGGAGACAGACTTCGGGGTGTTCTGCCGGATGTATAAACTATTCAACAAGGAAAGTACCAGTATACTTTTCGGAGAGCTTGATATAGCTTCAATGGAGCTTTGTATCAATAGTGAAAATGGTGATGTGGTGCTCGCCAGCACAGACAAGAAAGCCATCATCGACAAAAATATCCACAGGGTCATGGCTGACTATCTTCGCAAGATTCACGGGTTCGTGAAGAACGAGCGCCGCCCAGGTAACGAAAGCACCAAGAGGATAATGCTCGAAGACGCGGAAGAAGAGTATAAGAAGCAGAAGCGCAAGGGATTTACCTCGGTGCTCCAGCCTCTAATGTCCTCGTTGGTTGGCAGTGATGTAACCAGTGAGACCTATGACAGCCTATGGAGAATGAAGATAAACGTCTTCATGGATACGGTCTCCCGCGCGCAGAAAGTGCTAAACCATCACTATCTGATGCAGGGTATTTATTCCGGCAATGTAGATTTCAAGAAAATTAACAAAAAGGAATTAGCGTGGAACGGCAAACTCGATTCGTGAGTCTGCCGTTTTACTGACAAGGAGGAAAACAAATGGCTTTTAATATTGATAACCTTCTGATTAAGAAGGTGCGCCGCGTTGTCTTCACCGACACTGCTTCCGGCGACATTTATTTCAACGCTTCCGAGATTGAGAACCCCTCTCTGAACATCACTTCCGAGAACACCCAAAAGACTGACGCACTCGGCGTTCCCGTTGCGACATTCTATAACGGCGATTCCGCAGAGTTCAGCGCTGAGAATTCCCTGTTCTCTCTCGGTATTCTCGCGGCTCAGTTCGGTTCTGACATCGAGCAGGCTTCTGCGGATAACAAGATAGTTACTCCGTGCGTTGAGACCATCAAGGTAAAGGAAAGCTCTCCGGGCGTCATGAATGAGAAAATCACTCTGAAGCATGTTCCCATCGGTGAAAAGGGTTCTGAGATTCCGGTAATATACATACTTCAGAAGAACAAGGCACTCGGCAAGAAGTATGTTGTAGGTGCCGCAAAGTCAGCGACTGCTTTTACCGTAGAGGCTGCGGACAAGACTATCACTCTGCCGACCGACTCTGAAATTACCAAGGATACTGTTATCTTCGTTTCCTATGAGTACGAGGCTGAATCTGCGGTCAAGGTTGACAAGGTTTCCGGCAACGAGCCGCTTTCCGGCAAGGCTATCGTTCATGTTATCTTCTGCGACCCGTGTAACAAGCAGACTGAGTACGCAGGCTGGCTGGTATTCGGCAACGCTCAGCTCTCTCCGGAGGTAGACCTTACTTTCGACACCGAGAGCACTCACCCGCTGTCTTTCACCTGTCAGAAGGAATGGTGCGACGAGGAGGGCAAGCTCCTGTCCGTTATCGTCCCCGAAGCCTGATAGGAGGCGGCTATGCAGGAGAAGAAACGCAAGTGCCAGATTTGTGGTGCTGAGTACAAAGCCTGCAATAGTTGTGACAAGTTTCGCAACTGGATGTCTGTCGTTGATTCGCAGAAATGCTATCTCGTGTACCTCGCGGTCACTGAGCGCAGACTGGACATCACCGACGACGCAGGCTGCGTAGCTGCGCTTGCAAAGGCTGGTATTAACAGGAATAATCTCGAACAGAAGAACATTGTTGAACCTGTGAAGGGATTTATTCGCGATGTATTCAATCGTCCCCGCAAGGTAACGCAGCAGCCGTTCGTGGCTCATGACAAGATTGCAGGCTCCAAGGTTTCGGCAGAGGCTGAAGCTGAGGATAAGTAAATACACGGCGCGGCAGGGGAAACTTTGCCGCGCTGTTTTTTTATGTGGAGGAAATAGAATGTGAAGATATTAGCATTAGACCAGAGCACAAAGCATACGGGCTGGTCGTACTGGGAAAACAAAGGGCTGATAAAATACGGAGTTATCGACACGAATGAAGATGACCCTGCATTTGTCCGCATGGCTGACATGGGTATAGGAATTGATAAGTTAGTTAGGAAGTTCAAACCCGACCATGTTGTCTTTGAGCAGGTACAGTTCCAGCGTAATTACAAGGTCTTCTCCCAGCTGTCGCAGCTGCAGGGAGTTATCATGAGGATACTGTTTGTAAAGAAAATTCCTTTCACACTCGTGGAGCCGACTAAGTGGCGGGCGTTCGACGGCATAAAGAGCCGAACACGCGAGGAGACAAAGGCGGAAGCTATTCAGACAGTGAAGAATAAGTATTATATTGACGTCTCGGAGGATACCGCGGAAGCTATAGGTATCGGGCTCTGGGCGATTGAAAATGTGGAGGAAACAAACAATGAGTAACATAAAGACACTTAATACCAATGAGACTATGGCATTTATCAACGGCGTTGTTGAGCAGTGCTTCAAGAAGGCAGAAGACGGCTCCGTGGAGTATTATCCGCATCTGAGGGAAATAGCTATCCGGCTGTATACGATTCAGATGTACGGCGGCATTCCTTATGACGGCGAGACTGATGTCATGGAAATTGCCTACGGTGATACATACCGCGAGGTCGAGCAGGATAACTGCATCAATTATTCCCAGCTTCTCGACATAGAGAGTTCTATTGACGCACAAATCGAATGGACTAAGCAGAAACTGCTGAAGCAGAGCGAGGTCAGAATCGCTGAATGTCTTGCTGTTATCGCGGCGAAGAAGACCCCGTTCGAGGAAATTGACAAGGCTCTGTCTGAGGTCGTGACAAAGCTTGGTGAGAAGTTTGATTCTGTGGACTGGGATGAACTGGCGGAAAATGTTAAGGGGCTGAAGCTTGACCCGGAGGTTTTCGTGAAGGAGCTTATGGATAAGAAATATCCGGTAGGGGAGTGACGTGTAAATGGCTTCGTTCAGGTACGATGAAAAGAGTCTGGATAGAGTAGTTGATTATTATACCCAAAAGGAACGACAGGAAATAGATCAGATACGAGCTATGTTCGCAGATAAGAATATTATCCCATCTCTTCCGCGAGATTATGGCGTGGAATACGGAGATAAGAAGGTCAGGGAGATAATCGAATCCGAGACAAAGAAGCTTAGGTCTAGAACGGGGAAAAGGATTATCAAGAAGAAAGATGTCAGGTGCCGCTACGGAGCAGAGGGAGCTCGAAAAGGGGCAAATCAGGATAGTGACCTTAGATACAAACTTAGGTATGATTCCCACGTAGGGCAGGAATATCGCATATTTGAAACGGTAGGAAGATACAGATGGCTCCATTATTGGTTCGGCGACGTTCAGGGTTGGGTCGAGGACAAGAAAAGCAGAAGGCAACCTACAAATGATTTTCCTTTGTACGGAACCGGAGCGGGCGAGATGTATTTTAAATCACTGTTCCCCGGAGAAAGCGTTCCCAGCGAGTATGTCTATAAGCCATACATTATTAATAACCAGCCTTCTGCTAAGGATTATGTATACTGGACTGACTACAGGCGTGTATGCGGCAGCTATGTCCGCGATGTGTATGATAGAAGTGGAAAGATTATACACAGAGCCGGAGACCCTAAGCACCCAAGAATGAGAAGTGCCGGTGATAAAGTCGGTGGCAGAGTTGACAGGACGTGGTATAAAAAGTCTGATAAGGACTTCATGAAGCGAATTGTCAAGAAGATAAATAATTTGCCTGTAGAAACTAAAAAAGCGAAACTATCCATGGTGTCTGCTATCCCTGAATTGAATAAAACGGTTTATGGGCGCAGGGTAAATATGGATATAAAATATACAGTAAACATTTCTGCAAGGTTGGGTGATAAATTCAAGTAAAGGAGTGGTATAATGGCGGAAGAAAATAATGGCGTTATTCAAGCCAAGGTTGAAGTTGGGCTTCTCGGCGGCGAAAGCATAACCAGCGGTTCCGGTTTGAATATCAAGAAGGAACTTACATCAATTTTAAATCAGCTTGAGGATTTATCCTTTAAGCTTAACATAAATCCTATAGTCTCGCCTGAATCCATCAACACGATGCAGGAGGCTGTTCAGGAGAAAATCAACAAGCAGGGTATTAAGGTTCAGGTTGGGGCGGAGATTGGCGATGTTAAACAGACAAGAACATCCTCCGAAAGGGTTGCCAGTCCGAATCCGGTAAAGGAAAAGGAAGCTCCGGCAATCAAGGAATCCGCTCCTGCTCCGAAGGTTGAGAAGAAACCTGTTTCGAGCGAGGCTTTCAGTGAAGCGGACATTGCTGCCTCCGTTAAGGAATTCCTTGATACGAATAACAAGGCTCTGAAGAAAAAGATTTCAGAGTTCGTCGGCGATGTTGAGAAAATATTCGGAAGCATAAGCGGCATGGAAGACCCGGAGGAAATGAAACGTAGTCTGTCCGGGGTGCAGGAGAATGTTGAGGCAATAATCAGGGCTGGTAATAAGTTCTCATATGTTTCGCCAGAGGGCGACAACGACCATAGTGCGGAATTTGTCACCATGCGAAACGAGCGTGTGAATACACAGGAGTATCTTCTCCCGTTGCAGAAAGCAATAGCCTTGCTGGAAACAAGGCTTAAAGATATCAAGACTCCGCGAAAGAACGCGAATATATCCGCCTACGAAGAAAACTTCAACAAGTTCCGCGAGATGATTTTGCCATTCGTACAGGCGGTTGACAGTAAATACAACACTGGGCTGAACGATGCTGTACTGGCACAGAAGATAACCATGCCTCCCGCACTTGTTGATGCGTTCAAGAATTCTAAGGGGTCTTCGGGCAGCAATACATCGGGCAGTGTATCGAGTGTTGATGCCAAGGCACTGGCTGACGCTCTGTCGAAAATTAAAATTGATGGTATAGACAATACTGCAATCAAGTCGATTGACACGAATGTTAAAGCTATAAAGGATTCTGTTTCTGCTATAACTACGGCTCGGGATTCTGGTATCAACAACAGTGATAACGTTCAGACTGGCACGAGCGCGTCTGCTTCCCCTGCGAATGAAATGCCGGGTGGCAATGATTACTCTGCGGTTCTTGAACGTATAGCAAGCGGAGTCGAAGGGCTTAAAAATCAGACACTGAATATCAATGCAGAAGATATCCAGAATCTGGTTAAAAATATCCAGCCTTCTGCCGATTCGGGTGCTGCGCAGAACCCGGGTAACTCTGGGCTCGCTCTTGGTTCAGAGTTTGAGTCTGCTTTGATAAGCACTGTTTCTACTGCACTCGCAGATGGGTTTAAGACAATTGCTCCTAATGGTGACGGGATTCGCAGTGCCATTACTGAAGCTCTCGTCAATTTCCCGGGGGCTACTGTAAGCCAGGAATCTATCAACACACTTGTTGAGGCTATCAGAGGAATTAGTCTTCCGGAGCCTGTCGTAAACGTAGAGTCTCCGGCGGTAATCTACGGTGGAAGAGACTATACTGATGTTCTTGAGGAAATAAAGAATAGAATTGACACAAGTGCTGTCCCGGTACAATCGCCTGATCAAAGGGTAAAATTCAAGGACGGTTCGCAAAAAGATGATAAGAAAGCCGCCTTATCCACATCGCAAAGTGTATATTCTGAATTAGCGAAATCAATCAAAGCACTAGGCAATACATATCACGACTGGGCTGAAGCGGTAGCCAACGGGAACGACGATGCGCAAAATGAAATTCTATCCCAGCAAAATGCGTTAAGAGCAACTATCCAGTCCTTAAAGGCTAAAATATCTGGGGAAGGGCTTGGCAACGATAAACTCGAGAAGAGGATTGCAAAAGCCGAACAGAGTGCTGAGCATGAGCGAACCCAGAGTATAAGCAAGAAATATTCTGATGTTATCAACGAAAGACTCGGTTTGTTCGAGGAACTTGCAAAAGCGGGGGAGAACATAGACCAGAAGAAAGTTGACGACTCCGTTAAGAAGATTAACAGTCTCTCGGAAATGCTTTCAAGACTTTCCGGAATCGACCCCGACCTGAAGTACGCCCCAGAAGTTGACCTGATGGGCGAAAACGATTCTACCCTTGGCTCGCTCATGAGCAGGTATACGGGGCTCAAGCGTGAACGCGAACGTCAGGCGGCTATCAAAGCTTTATCAGGATTTGGTTCCGACGAGGCAAAGAACGCAGAGGCAGAAATCAGCAGAATCGACAAGTCGCTCGGCACACTTGAGTACAGTATCTCCAGTGTAGCTGACAACGCCGGACGTTTTGATGAATTTGCTGATAAGATAAAGAACACAAACGATGCTGTAAATGCCGAGGGAGTGGCTTTCAGAAATGCGGTCAAGGCTTCCCGGGAGCTTGCTGACTCACAGGATAAGTTGAATGATATCGACACTATCAACAACACTAACGACGCTGCGGATGCCCTTAGAGAATTAAACGACAGAACGGCGGAATACAGCCACGCAGTTAAGGGGATGCGTAGTAAAGGCGGATATGATTTCTGGAGTCAGGCGTTCAAGGAAGACGCAGGAGTCGCCCCGGGTCTCGACAAGAGTACTGAAAAGTCTCTTAAAGACCTTGTCAACAAAAGAATCAAAGCTCAAGAAAACATAAACAAAAGCGAGATAACAAAGATAAAGGCGGTTCCGGATAGTGAGGAATATGCAACAGCCGTTCGCGATATCGCAGACCTTAACAAGCGTATCGCAGAGCTGGACGCGGCTATTGGCAACCTCCGGCCTCTTTACCCCGAACTGTTTAAGAATGAAGCAAGTCAGTTGGCAGAGCTTAACACACAGTTCGAGAAACAAAGAAATGTTGCCCGGGAGCAGGTAGAGGTTTACGGGGAACTGCGTGCGGCGATGAATAAGCTGGGCGAGGCGCAGCGAAGTCTAGACAGAGCGAATGCTTCTGGGGATAAAACAATGGCAGGAATTGCCCAGGGACAGGTGGATACTGCCAATAGTGATATCGAGCTTCGCAGAGAATACATCAGGGCTAATAATCTCACTGATAAGAAATTCGAACACGATATAGAAGATACGCAGAATAGAGAAGAGTTCAAGCGACTTTCGGAAATCACGCAGGAATATTACGATAACAAAATCAAACTGATACGGCTTGGGACAACAGAGAACGCGGAAATGACCGAAGAGTACAAGCGGGTTCAGGCTCTTGTAAATGCATATAAGGAGCTGAAGGACAGTGTGCGCTCCGGCATAAATGACAGCGAGTTCCGTAGTAATGGTCGCTTCTATAATATCCAGAACCAGGAAGACACGCTGAAGAAGCAGGTTACGCTCGAAACCAACAGAGCGAAAGCTTTGCAGACAATTTATAAATGGCAGACAAAGAACAGCAAGGCGGCAGATGAATACGGAGATAGGCTTGCCAACATTGTCAGCGCACTGAACAGCCCGGACATCACAGAAGAAGGCATAAACAACTACAAGATGGCATACGAGAATGTCGTGGCGGAGGCTACCGCACGCGGCATAATCGGCAGAAACGAGACACAGGCAGAATTGAGGGCTAACTCGGCAAGTGCGAAAGCGCTGATGCAGAGATATCAGGATTTGCTTGCAAAGGCAGATGCGAAGGCTTTCAAGGATTTTGAATCCGAAATTGGCACGACCAAGAGTGCAATCAGCGACGCGGAGAAGTTTGGCACTAATGAAACACTGAAGAATGCTCGCCGTCAGCTTAGTGAGTTAACAACTGAATTCAAGACAGCCGGTTACGCGGGCGGCAACATGTTCACCTCACTGGACAAGAAGATTCGTGGGCTCGGTCAATTGTTTGTAAGTGGCAGCGTTGTTGGGCAAATAAAACAGCAGCTTTCTGGCGCGGCGGATTCCGTTATCAACCTTGACTCTGCGTTTGCGAATATCCGTATGACCATGGAGATGTCCAACGAAGAGATGCATAAGCTCGGCGACCAGAGCATCAGCCTGGCAAAGGAACTTGGCACCTCGCTCGAAAGCATTACACAGGCGGCAACTATTTACGCGAACCAGAACATCACAACCGAGGAAATCATGAACCGCGCAAAGCCGACGGCGTTGCTGGCGACTGCGGCGGAGATGAGTTCAAGCGCATCTGCCGACCTTATTCAGGGCGCAATGTATCAGTTCGAGCTGGATGATACGGTCGATAACCTGACCCGCATAGTCGATGTCGTTGAGAAGGTTTCGGCATCTACTGGTGTCGAGTTCAAGCGAAGCATCGAGCAGATTTCTGAAGGTATCCAGACGACTGGTGCGATGGCACACGAAGCCGGGTACAGCGTTGAACAGTACACCGCGCTTATCGGCGGACTGGTTGAAAAGACCAGACGAAGTGGCTCGGAGCTTGCGAACAGCGTCAAGATGATTTTCGCCCGTCTTGGTCAGAACAAGGAAGGCGACGCTACTGACGAGGAGATTTCACAGGCTGAGAAGGCGTATAAGTCCATCGGCATTAATCTGCGCGACGGCGCGGACAGTTTCCGCGATATACCGGAAGTGTTCAACGAGCTTAACGAGAAGTGGAAGACGATGACCGATGTCCAGAAGTCTTACATAGCGGAGATTTCGGCTGGCAACAGAAATCGTTCCGTATTCATGGCGATGATGAACGGATATGATTCTATAGCTAAGCTGACGGACGATGCAATGAACTCCGAAGGATATGCAGAGCAGGCGAACGAAGCCCGAATGGAATCCTTCGAGGCAAAGTACGGACAGCTCAAAGCGGCGGCTCAGGGTTTCTGGAACAACTTTACGGATTCGGAGGCAATGAAGAAAATCGTTGACCTCGCGACTGGTCTGGTATCTCTCCTTGATAACCTGATAAATAAGTCCGGAGTTCTCTCCAGCGCAATAAAAGGGTTGATGGTGGCTTTTGCTGCAAAGTCAATTCCGAATTTTGTAAAGGAGATGTCACAGTCCGACTCCACTATAGGCATGGTTATCCGGACTATTAAGTCTGCAATTCCGAATGTCAAAGCATACAACGAAGCAGTAAATAACTTCGCATCGGTTGATAAGAGTGACTTCAATTCCGTGTTTGAGGCATTCAAGGGCAACGGCTCTCTTGACACCAAGAAGATGCTCGCGAAGATGGTCGGCGTAGACGACGATATGATTCAGAGGGCTGTCGATACTGTGGAAAGCGGGCTGGGCGAAATCGCTGACGAGGTTAGCTTGGATATTCCGGTAGCGACCGACTTCGACGCAGACAGTCTCGGCAATCTTAGAGACGTGCTTGAAGAAATCACAGATAGTACGGAAGATGAGAGCGATAACCTTCAGAATTGGGTAGACCAGATTGGCGATACGCTGGATAACATATCTGAAATTTCGTTCGATGAAAATGGTGTATCCGCAAATCCTGATTCAGACCTTCAGAGCTGGACAGACCTCGTAGATGCGAACGACGCTCTGGGTGAGTCTGCACAAAGACGTGCTGAGGTAGAAGCCGCGGAGGCGGTGGCTACAAACCAGTCGTCTGTGGCAAATGTGGCAGAAACTACGACCCTTCGCGCGAATACCAGCGCAACGCAGGAACAGGCGGGCGCTGAAACACAGAGAACTGTGGCAGGTGCTGCGGGAACTGCTGGCGATATGGCTCATGCGGCGGCACAGGTAACGCTTCGCCAGAGAATAAAGCTTGCTACACAGGGTATTCTTGCACAGGCTGCGGCGTGGGCGGCAACTCCGGTCGGTATGTTCACAATCATAACAACGGCTGTCGGGGCTATTGCTGGCGGCATGAGTTTGCTGAAGCAGAAGTCTGAGGAAGCAAAGCAGAAAATCGAGGAGACTTTTGAGGCGGCGACTACTGCTGTTCAGGAATACAGAGAAGAAATGCAGAAGCTGGACGACTCGGAGGACAAAGTCGTTGAACTGTCGAATAAGTACAGACAGTTGAGCAAGGGCGTAAGCGAGAATGGATACAGAGTTTCGCTGACAAGGGAGCAGTACGAGGAGTACAAGGACGTCGTGTCGCAGATTGTAAATTTGAACGATGCACTTGTGACCGGGCATAACACTGAGAATTTAGCGTTGCTTGATTTAGGCGAGACGGTAGATGAGACTAGAAAGAAGTATCAGGAGCTTGCCAAGGAGCAGTCTCGAACATTTGTCAGTGAGAATAAGGATACGATTCTTGAGGCTAATAAGAATTTATATCATAATGGGCTTTTAGGTCTTCAGAATCTTGATATAGACGAAACACAAACTGCTGATGTATTGCGCGTTTGGAAGAAGCATCTCCTAAATCGATCAGAATTAGGAAAGGAATATTATAAAAGGCCAGAATACAAAGAATATAAGAAGGAAATGAGTACGTTTTCTTCCGATGCTCCTTCGATAATGTATCGAGCTGCAAAAGAGCTTGGTTTCAATAGTTCTACTGCTTTCGAAAATGCAGTTATATCGGGTGAAGTCAAAAATTTCGAAGAGGATTTAGATAATGTCATCTCGGATGCCGAATCTAAAATTGCACAAAACAGAAATAATGTAAATAATATTATTCTCGCAGAAATGCAAGTGTATGATAGCTTCTATAAATTAAATGCTGAACAAAAAGAATTCATAGATGCTGTCCTGGGAAATCTCCAAGAGAATGATAATTTCTACAAAAAAATAGCAGATGATGAAATCAGTACCAAATCCTTTGTCACCTTCCTCCTTGATACCTTATCTGGCGACAAGTCTATTAAACTGGCTGACAAGAAAGCTATCATAGACAAGCAATATGATGAAGGTCTGCTTACTATATCCGAATACAAGAATAAGATGAGCCTCTTGAAAAAAGAAGCAGTTAACGCAGTTGGCGACTCTGAGTTCGGCGAGATATTTACAGGCCAGTTCAACACAGACGAAGCAGAAGCGGCGCGAGCAGAAGCTATCACCGGATTAAAAGATTCGTTTGCTGAATTAGCCACTGTTCTTGACCCAGAGGAATACAAGAGATTACTAAAAGTCGCAAACGTAGAAGCGTTCTTTAACAGCACTATGGAGGAACTCGAACAGTCTGGTCTGCTCGACGGTTTCACCACAGACGACATTGAGGTGATGGCTCGTCTCGATATCAAACCAGAATGGAATGAGGACGAACTCCGCGAGGAAATCAAGACCGAAAAACTTCGTATGAGAAACATAGCAAGGTCTGAGTTTAACTTCCTTGACTCTAGCTACAAGACAGACATCGAGAACTTCGCCACAGCAATCGGTAAGCTCAAGACGGCGATGCAGTCTGTTGAAACGTTGTCCTCAGATGACCTACTCGAACTTATGATGGCGTTCAACACCTTTGATTGGGCTTCGTTCGGTGTTACAGGGGAGGAAGGAGTTGGCAATGTTAGCGGCGCTATAAAGGCGCTTGTGGATAAATCTCTCGCTGACTTGAAGGATGCGTTCGGCGATGTCGGGGCAGAACAAATCAAGGTGTTCTCCGATATGGCAGACGACGCAAAGAAAGCGACTACTAAAATAGACAGCCTCTCCGACGCGATGAACGGGCTGAGTAGTATGTATTCGGCATTGAAGGCAGTTCAGGAAGAGATGTCAAAATACGGACGAGTAAGCATTGGCACAGTCGCCGACCTGATTGACTCTTATCCAGACCTCGCGGGTGCGGGAGCGCAGTATATCTCCGGTCAGATATCCGGCGACGAGTTCATGGCTGAGTTCAATAAGTCATACGACAAGGTTTATAAAGAGCGCGAGCAGTACATCTATGACAAGGCACTGGAAGACCCGGAGGTCAAAAAGAAGTATGACGAGTATATTGCAAAGAAGAATGCAGAAGCCGGGATAGTTCCTGCTGAACAGACACAGGCAACCTTCTGGAAAGACTTCAAGGATGCATACGACATCGACCTTGATAACTACGCCACTTACGCCGAAGCAAAAGCAGATATCGAAAAGAAGCTGACAACAGAATACAGTGAGTTGCTTGACAAGTATTCCAAGTATTACGATACGAAGTCGAATACGATAGACTCCGGTGCAATGGCTCAAGCAGGCTACTCCGGGCAAGAGATTGCATACGCTCAATCACTCGTCACTAAGCTCGAAGGCAAGAAGCAGGTCGCTGAGACTATCTTTGACAAGATAGAAGGCTACTACGAGACCAGCGCTATCACATGTGCTGACACAATCAAGGATATAGCAGATACATATGATGTTGATATCTCCAACTGCCGTTCATACGCTTCGGCTAAGGCGAAAATCTTTGCACGCCTGCTCAAGATAAACAAGGGGTTCCTTTCTTACATGGGCGATGATGCTCGCGAAGTACAAATCATAAACGGCCTTATAGACGACAAGGGTAACTTTAACGGAGTAAAAGCAAAGACATACTACGGACTTGACCAGCAGTCGATGGAAAAGCTGCTTGAGATAGCTAACGTAATCAGGAAGGTTAATAACCAAATTGAAGAGCTTGAGAACATTGACCTTGATAAGATTGATACGGGCTTTTTCAATGAGATTGATTTATCAGACCCGGCTGAACAGCTTGAACTCATCAACAGCCTACTGTCCGAAATGCTCTCCTTGTATGACCAGGTGTTCGCAGGAATCAAGGTTGTGGCTGATGAAAGGGTCGAGACACTTGAAAAAGAGAAGGAAGCTCTTGAGGACAAGAACGACGAAGAGAACCGGGAGATTGAGCTCATTAGGGCTCGGCAGCAGCTAGAGGACGCTAAACGGAATAAAAATATCAGAGTATACCATGAGGGCAAAGGCTTCGTCTGGGAAGCTGATAAGAAGGCGATTCAGGAAGCAGAGGAGAACTTAAAGGATAAAGAGACTGACGCTCAAGTTGCCGAAATCAACAAACAGATTGACGCCATAAATGATTACACTGATAGTATAGATAAGATAGCTGATAGCGTTAACAACGAGAAAGCGATAAGCGCGGCGATGAAACGCTTTGGTGTGACTGACCCCGATAAGCTTCTTGAACTCTCTGACGAGACCCTGAAAAGCGTCCAGAACAATTACCGCAACCTGACAATCGAAAACGATAAGGCGGATAATGCAGAGAACTTAACGAAGTACGTTGCATTGACCGATGAACAGATTCGTGAAAGGTTCGGAAGTAATTTTGGCATGTCACTTGACTCGTTGAGAGATTATTGGAGTGGCGCTTACTTTGTCCCCAACACGATAAAGGAGTTTGTCGAGACAGAAAAGAAAGCGATGCAAGCTGTCGAGGTAAATAAGCAAGCATCTACTGTAAATGATAACAAGAATTACTACATAGAAAATATCAATATCAACTACAGTGGAGATAGTTTTGATGAGATACTCAAGGAAGCTACAAGGATAAGCAAGACGAGGTAAGAAAAGAAAGGGGCGTGGCTTTGTGCCACGCCCACTATTTTGTCAATAAATTCTCCTGTCGCTGTGAGTTTTAATAGAAATTTCAAGTTCTGTATCAAGTTCATCTAACCCTGCTAGAGTGTATGAGCCGTCATAAGCATCATAATACACAGAAGCTAGACAAGGAACATTATTGTAGGTTTCTATAGTTACTATATATGAAATGCTTTGTTCAACAATATCTCCATCTCCATCATAAAGTGAATTCTCGTATATACTGTCGATGTGCAACAGCCTATCCCAGCCCTCATGGGAAGATGAATTGTTTATCCCTTCTGTTAAACAACTAACAAGAATATCCTTATATTTTTTTAGTGTAACCTGTCTAGGTATAATCACTGCGCAGCACACAATAACGATAACTCCCACTACAGCAGGCAGAATTACCTTGAATTTCTTATTTGCCCACTTAGGCTTAACAACTCCACGAGTAGGAATGGTTTCTGTGCTCTCTGCGTATTCCCTGGCTATTGGCGCTTCGCAATGAACGCATTTCTCTGTCTCACTTGAGATTTTCTTGTGACATTCTGGGCATTTGATTAAAGCCATAGTATAGCCTCCTTTTTATTATCTAAGTATATTATACCACCAAACCGACTAAATGTCAAGAAAGTAGTTGACATTTGTGAAAATTTGCGATATAATGTAGCCAGATGTAATTCTGAAATTAAAATAATGGCGGAGGTATCATCATGAATGCTTTGTATCCTATTATTTTAAGAGCTTTGAAGAATAGTCTCGAAAAGAAGTCATGCAAGTCGGCACGCTACAGGCAGCCCTCCGATGTATCTGATTTCATAGAGATGATGGGTTCAGACGGGCATTTAGCATTTTATGGCTATGTTGCCTCGGTCGGCGAACTTATAAAAGAATGTTCTCTTTATGATGAAGATAGTGAAATCAAAGACTCCATCGTTATATTCATCTCTTTGCTGACTGATGAAATGATTTGCCCAAACGAAAATGATGTAGACCTCGGCTGGAGAATGTTGGATATTCGGCAGTCTTTAAAAGCAAGAGATGAAGACAGGTTTCGTGCATGCATAGAGGAATGTATATTCTACCAGAGTGTTGGGGCAAAACTGTGTGCGAATGAATATACCTCTTATATTTCTTCCCCTTCGCCAGAAACACAAAGAGGGTATCTGACTAGCAGGGAAGAGAAACTAACTCAGTTGCGGAACACTGTAAAGGCAAGCTCAAATGAACTTGTAAACGTCACTCTGCGTTTTTGGGATTCTGCATGTATTGATGTGATTAAAGTGCCTATCCGCGGTGGGCTTGCCTGCGACAATAATTCTTCCGGTATTTCTATTGCTGGGAAAACTTCTTATAGAAAGTCTGAAAATCCGGATAAGAGTAAAGTTGATGATAAAAAGAATATCTCGAAAGAAAATGCTCCAGCTATAAAGCCGGAGTTCACTTTTAAAAGCGGAGAATATACCATAACGAAAGAACCGGACGACACATATCATGTCAATACTTCTATAAAATTTGTAGTGGATTACCCCGAGATAGTACATATTGTTAGATGCCAGCTCAATAGCAAGGTTTCGCCACCTGTTGTTAACTGCCATACGGAAGTCAAACCAAACAAACCAATGCGTCTCCCTGTAGTATTTTCTATGTCAAATGGAGAGGATTTGTCGGGGTATAAGCTACTTATCTTCCTGAAATATAACGGTAAATGCGTTTGTACTTGCTCAGTCAAGATGAACAAGTTGAATCATGAAATTGCCGATATAAGAAGTGGAAGAAAGAAAAACTTACAATCAAAAGCAGGGAGGGAAGTTAGGGTACATTCTATTGTCGCGGGAAAAGAATCAAGGGCGTATCGTGAATTTATTAACACTAGAGTCAATACACCCAGACTAAATACTATAACGAGGCATGACTATAGTCCAATACCGTATGCCTCTCATAACAGCGTTAAAATTCCCACCGGAGGAGTATACGCACGGAATGGTTTTATGTTTGGGCATTCGTCTCAATATCAGACAGGTGAGCCAGCAAAGAATCAAATCAGTGATATGGCATTTGAAATTTCGAATGGCTATTTTGACTCAAGAATTATCTCACGCATTAAACAGCGCGGGTATATCTATGATGAAATGAATTTCCCGATAAGAATAAAGAAGAACGAGGGAGTCAAGCTTGTTGCGTGGGCGCTTCAACCTGCATTGGGCGGTGTGGTAAGTGGGTCGTATGATAAGAATGAAATCAAAGCTGAACAGGATGGGACTTTGATATTGCATGTTACTGCTCTACTTGAAACTAACCTAATCGTTGGAGCAGCGATATGGGCAACATATTGGCTTGAAAGGGGAATCGAAGTCAAGGTAGAATACCATGTAAACGAATCATTTGCTATTATAGTCTATGATTATGTAACTCAGCCTTGTGACTACCAGTCGCACCGAGGCAATTTTTACTCTCTGTTTCATAATTATAACTCAATCTATAGCCAGAGCATGCCTTCTTTAATCCGTAAAACTAAAAAGTCTTCCAGGTATAGAAGTTCAATAATAGACCCTGACGCACCCATCTGTCCTCAGTGCGGCATGGAGCTTGACAGCGATTGCAGAAAATACAACTTTTACTGGACATGTCCTAAGTGCGGCTGGAATGAAGCAATTGGAGTGACGAAGGCAAATACTTGATGGGGCGAGTGGTAGGTGATGCCACGAGGGCTAATATTGGAGCGTGGTTTTTACCCCACGTTCTATATTAAAGAGAGTTGAGGATAAGAACGATGAGGGACCCGGGATAGAATTTGAAGATACAAGCAGCACAAGACCATTCTCGCCCGCCATGATGATAAAGCTTAGTTTGCAAGAAGGCGATTCGGGATATACAAAAATCTGTCCCCGGTGCCTATGTGTCGGGGACAGATGTTACTTATAATTCTTCTTTGCTTTCCTTTGGAATTCCTTTTCCAGTTCGTTAAAGTCTAACCCGTATCTTGCCTCAAGCATGTCAAGGATACAGAGTGCTGCTTCTCCTGCGTAGAGATGATTATACCCAAATGTGAACCTAACGCGCTCTAGTCTTTTATCGAGAGGCTCATCTCCAGTTATATCATCAAATGATTGTCTTGCTCTTGTAAGCGATTTTATTTTGCCGTCTTCGAGACACACATTGGAATCATATAAGAAAGAAGAGTCGAAGTCAAACTCGCCATTCTTGACGTTCCTTGCCGCAATGCATTTGGCACCTAACTCATCAACCATGTCGCATGCTATTTTTAGCACGTCTGTGGAGTACAAGGGTCTTGGATGCTGAGCTACGGCAATATCTGTTCCTGCTGCAATTTTTATTTCGGGAGGAAGCAAGTCGTAAATTGTGTTGTTATACTGCAAATCAAATTTAGCTCTAGTAGAATCAAACCCGTCAATATGTCCTACTACTCCCTTTATGCTATCAGCATTTATACTATACTCTTGATGTAAAGCACACCAGATTTTATTTGCTCCAACTAACTTGACTTTATACTCTTCCGGCGAGTGTGCTTCTTCAGCTATAATTCCGGCTACCGCTCCAGAATGTTCTATGATTTCATCATTACGTGGGTATCCATACGAAGTGGTTCCATATTTTGCCTCGCGTTCTTCTTTGCTGAGAAATGTGACGATATCGCCTGCAATTAGTTCCATAGGTTGCCTCCTTGTGACATTATTTTCTAACACATATTGTATCACAACTGGAGGACAAAGTCAAGAAAATCTTTGCAACGCATGGGTGTCAGCCTTTTTGTCTCACCGAAACCTGAGCGTTCGATTCAGACTAAACGGCTAATAGCCTTTCCCATGGCGGATTGCTGGCTCGGAAAATGCTACTATATTATGAAGTAAGACAATGCTATGAGATTTCCTTCATTATTTAAGTGGCGGAAGTCACCCTACTGAGAAAGGACAATGTTGTTTAGATGTAAAAAATGCGACCATGAATCGGATATTGTAGATGAGCATTATTACTATGATTTGTATTCAGACGCTGTTCGCCATCTCCCCAAGGGGAAGGTCTTCCGCTGAAAGTTCAGGAAGTGCTCAAAAATAGAAAAGTCCTGGTAAGTGTTGATTTCGCTTGCCAGAATTTTTTAGGTCGAGAGGTCTTCTGCTTCTCAAAGTTTGCAAAGCTAACTTGTGCTTCGGAAGGAATAATGAAGCACTTGATGCAAATATCTAGACCCTATATTGTAACATATTATTGGTGTGGCAGACCAAAAAGAAGGTGATAAGTGGGAACTAATTCCTATTTTGGAACATATATAGAGTGTCAATATATTAGATTTCTTGTGCATAATTACCTAATGGCGCTCTGGCGCTTGTCCGGTATTTGTAGGAATAGACAAATGTGCAAAAAGTTACAACGTTTTTTAGAAATGTGATTGAAAATTTTTAATGTTTAGTGTAAAATAGAATACAGCGAATGTTAAATTGAGCGCCAATCTAGAATGTCGCTCATACAATACATAATAAAGAGGGGTCATCTTAACATTGGAAAAAATCCGCATACGCCCTTAACAAAAAATCTTTCCTGGACAAATATCAAATCCATGATACTTTTAAGAAATCTGGCTTGGAATGGGAGAGGTTAGCCAAAATATACGAAGCATATGTTAAATTGAAGGCGAGCGACGAATTCCAAAAAACTGTAAAAAAGTTTGAGGAATGTTGCCGTAGCATTATGGAGAATAATCCCAATATCCATTCAATCCGATGCAGACCTAAAGACCCAGAACACCTGATTGAGAAAATCATACGGAAGAGGGGAAAAGAACAGGCTGCAAAGTATAAGGGCATTGACGAGAATAATTACATAGAAATCGTTCACGATTTAATTGGATTACGCATCCTAGTTTTTAAAAAAGAAGACTGGGAAGGTGTCTTTGATGAGTTAACGAAATTGTTCCCAAACGACTCAACCGGAGTCGTGGGCATGGCTGAAAGTCCCATTGCATATACTCGGTATGGAGACAGGGATATATATAAGGGCAAAATTCATTTAGATTATTCAAACAAAGGGTATAGATCGCAACATTATGTCGTCAAATACAACGGCATATATTGCGAGATACAGTCAAGAACTCTAGCAGAGGAAGTGTTTGGAGAATTCGACCACATAGTTAAATATCCATATAGGATGGATAATAAGTTTTTGAAGCGTTATACTAATACAGTTTCCAAACTCACTGACTCCATTGATGAAATGATGTCGACCTGCTTCCAGTTGGAACAAAAGGGGTGGGAAGATTGCGAACGGTATTTTGATGACGACACATACAACGATTGGAAAAACACCAATCAGGTGCCGCCTACATCAAGCAGTGGAAAGACGGGTGATGTTTCGGAAAAAGATATGTCGGGAAGCGGTATATCACAAAACGAAAAAACCATAATCGAAGACCTGGTATTTAGAGGAAGAAGTGGAGGTTCTCATGGACACAGCGGAAAATAAGGCATTCGGCATTGATGACATAATTCAGGAAATACTATCAGGCGAATACACTAAGGATAAACTTCCCAATTGTGCTATTAGTTTTTCTGGCGAACACGAAGCTCAATATTTTTCAAATTTAAGAAGGTATCTACAATCAGATTTAGCTGAATTAGTAATTACCTCTGGGCAATGCCTTGACGATTTAAATTATTTAAAAAAGATAGGGGAGTTATAGCATGATAAGCAATCAGGATTATTCCGACTTAATTTCCGATATGGGACTCGATAATTACAAAGACAGGTTCGAACAATTGAAAAAAACTGCGGAAGAGTTTATTGTGGCATCTAAATTTGAAGACACGGTTTACTGCAACATACGCATCCTGGCTCAGGTGTTATTGGACTATATTGCTGACATTGGAAGGCTCAAGGAATTTCACGACATTAAGAAGGTACGTAGCGAAAAAATCAATGCATACTTAATTGCTTGGATTGTGCGTAGAAAGCCATTACAATATAAGGTAAATTCGAAAATGGAAAGGGATATCTTTGTAAATGAGAGATTCGCAACCTACCTTATGTTAAGCGAGGCTTTATGTTGTGGTCAAAACCTTATAGATCAAGCTCATTATGAAGATTATGGTGAGTATATAAAGTTAATACTCTACTATTTTAAATATAGAATGTGCGACCCTCAAGTCATTGAGTTAGCAATCACGTCATTTAAAATGGGCACTCTTACAATAAAAGGAAGTACAGATTTGGATTTGGGGATTGATCATCTTAATTGGGAAGAACCGGAAGGATAGTCTCCTTAACTCTAGTCTACGACATTGTCTCAATCACGTCACGTGCTTCTTTGCTGGAGTAAATCGTTTGCTAAACGCTTTAGTTAGGTAGAGCGTAAGAGTGGATGTGGGTACTTATATTATCAACGCCTGGATGCATCAATGGTTCAGGCGTTGTTAATTAAAAAGAATACCAATGACATAGAACATACCCATTTTGTGTAGTGCTGATGTTTTATGGATTGATAGTGAGGAGGTACTTTCATGAAAAATGTTATTTTGCAATACGTTGCTGAAGTTATTATAGTGAAAAGCAACATGAGTTTCGACGATTGTTATAAGATGGTAATTGATTCTTTTCTCCCTGAGCTATACGATGAATCGCCGGACTATATTCATCACTACGATGCAGAATATTGGGCTGATGAAATATTAGATTGTATAAGTCTTTGTTAGGATTCTGTAGCGTAGTGGAGCAAAAGAGCGGATAGTCATATAAACAAATAACGTTCGAATGTTTCAATTGATTCGGGCGTTTTAGTTTTTAAGAAGATAGCATTGAATTAACTGAATTTTTACAGCCGCTTATCACAAGTGGGAGTATAAAAAGATTAAATGAAAAGGAACAACGTAGTATTATATCACTTTTCACTCATATGTCAAGACCATTTTAACAAAAATACAGTTAGAAATTTGGCTATGTTTTTTGTTTGTTTTGACCAAAACTATATTGACAAGAGGGAATATATATATTATAATATATGTAGAGAGGATATGTTAAGTATCATACAATCTATAAAGGAGGGATATGTATGAAAAAATATTTCATGGAATTGGTAAAAAATATGCCAAAGAAAAGCATTCCTCCAGAAAAGATAGAAAGATACAGAGATATGCTAATCAGCGAGTTGGAAAAGCAAGGAGCTAGTGAATCTGATCTGAAACTTGTTTCTGAGGAAATGATTATTAACGCGATTAATAATAATAGGAAGGTTGATGATATAGCATGGGCGATTCTACAATAAGTGACGGTCTAAAGGAAGCAATCAAGCAGAAGGGCATAGCCTGTTATGAAATAAGAAGTGCAACCCCGGAGGAGTTCTACGAAGCTATCGGGGCGGCTAAGAGTGTAAATGAACACGGGGCTTTTGTTACCCAGCATTCGATAGAAGACTACCGTAGCATGAAGCATCTGTTCCTTACAATCGACGGGACAGCGGGAATTGCAATTACGAACGATAATAACATTGTATCCATTTTTAATGGAGGGCAGAAGAGGGGAGTATTAAAAACGCTTCTGCCTCTTGCAATCGAAAAGGGCGGTCGGAAACTGGATAACTACGGTAGTGAAAAACTGTCGTCAATGTATGAAATGTATGGTTTCAACCCAGTTTCGAAGACAGAGTTTAACTGTCAGTTCGCGCCGGACGATTGGAATTATCAACGTGATGGGCAACCGGATATTATTTTCTGGATTCATAACGGGGATTCTGCAGAAGACGTTATACTAAACTTCGGTAGATATCAGGTTCCTTGGGATAGTGTTGAAAAATTTGATACATATGATGAGGCTGAAGCATATCGAGACAAGTTGATTGATATTATAGATGCCTCCGAGGAGACTAATGAGGTTTAGCCAAAAGAAGTTCGATTCAGAACAGCCCCGCGAACCCGCTCTGTAAGCCGTCTTACGCAACTTCTCAAACTTGCTATTATATGAATAGGGCGTTGCCGTAAAATTAATATATACGTAGCCCGAAATATAAGCAGGCTAGAGCAGTCAGCCTAACAACTAAATAGACCAGCGCCTGAACACTGTACTGCGTTCGGGCGCTTTTGTTTTTCTGGGGTGAGGAAATGATATGTGATATTTCAAACGCGTACCCGAGCAACATAGCCGTGGACGCGTCACACAACGTGCAGTTTCACTTCGTGTTTTACGGAGACGGCTGCAAGGAAGCCGATTTTATTTTGTATGATGCAACTGATACGACAGCGAAGCCGAAGAAAGTTTCGACGCACCTATATGATAGCCGCAGAATCTACTATAACGGCGAAGAAATAGACGCCAACTCCGGAGGAAAGACTCTGGGCGGAGGCTTTGTAAACGGTAGGTCGTACATCTGGAAGGCACGCCTATGCGAGGAAGTTGACCTAGGGACAAAGAAATACCCCTCCGTAAAAAGAATGAGTGGAGAACTTGCCGAACCGTGTTACTTCTTCGGAAAGGTTCAGATGCCCCAGGATGCACTGCCTGAAAAGCAAGTAATGATAGAGAAAAATCTGAAGATAACATTACCTGTGTGGATGCGTCTGGGCACAGACCCGACATACAGAATTCTGACGGCGTATGATGAGACAACGGGTATTTGTACTTTGAGACATGCGTTCGACAACTATCCTGCCGCGGGGACGGACTATTCCATCACAACTGTCCGCGATGTTGTTCCAAAGCAAGGTCTCGACAGCAATCAGTTGTTTATTGAAAAGGGGATTACGGAGTTTTCAGACGCGGAGTTCACAGCTAGTGGCGAAACAGTGAATGGTTATTGCTGGTTCATGGAGATAGGAAACAACTATGTGGCAATCACTGACTACGATTCCAAGACCGGCATTGTAACTCTGGATACAACGGTGCTGTCCGCGAACGAGCCTGGAACAAAATATAACATCTGGACTTCGTTTATAGAATCAAGATATTACGCTATAACAACTAAGGAAACGCCCGTTATAAAGAACCCGATTGCATACCCTGATGGAGAAAACATTTTCTTCGAGGCGGAACTTTCCATGGGGCATCTCGTCGACCACTACTGGCTTGAAGTTTTTGAGGACGGCAAGCTCGTTGAAACTACTAAGAAAATACACATGGCGAAACTAAGCTATTATTATAAGAAGGCTAAAGCCAACCACGAGTACCATGCTGTATTTCATGTGGTTACTTCCGATAAAATGGTCAATCAGGAAGACTCTGCATGGTGGAACGGAGGCACGCCTTCTAATGTGACCAATTCCTGTAAGCTGCTGACCGTTGCCGATAAGCCGATTGGGGCGATCGCAACAAGCTTCGATGCCAAGAGACATGCGATGCAGATAATTCCGCTTGGAGCAGAAAAAGCATCAGGAGAGCTTGCTAGGGGAAATGTATCAGACTTATCCTCTTTTGATATCGGTACTGGATTATCTGTAAGCTCCGGCGATTATTTAGTGCTCGACGGTAGGAGTTTTGAAATCAAGTCATACGACAGTCTGTCCGGAGAGCTCGTGATAAAATTGCCAGCAATGAAACATTACCCCGCCGGAACTTCTTTCGTGGTTTACGCGAAAGCAACGACGACTAAAGGCCTGCGGTTCCATGTACTACGCGAGGATGATTACGGCGTGTATTTGATAGGCGACTTTGGCGGTACGCCTATATATGACTACACCGCTGCGGCAGGGGCAGATTACGTCTACATAGTGCAGCCTTACACGCTCGTTACTACCAGTGAGGACACAAAACACGTGGTCGCACATTATTGCCAAGAATCCCGTTGTTCCATTACAGTTCCTTCGGTTAAGACCTGGGCGATTTGTGAGCTACTCGCGGCTCCCTACAGGAAGATAACAAACGACGATACGAGAGTCTTTTATCCATATCAGGATAACTTGTATGAATATACCGTCGGAGAAATCTGGATTGCAGCGTTAGATATCGACCCAGAACAAGCAGGAACTCATAACATCAATCGCGCTTTATATGTGGGCAATCATCCGACCCCGGTGGCAGTTTCTGGATACAATGATTACGATACTTTGTCGCTTACATTTACTATCGGCGAGGTCAATTGTCCTGGGAATAGAATATCGTTTGGCGGTGTTAAGGACCTCGAAGCCTGGAAGTCGTTTGTTGCGCGCGGCAATCTGATAATGCTGAAGGACACAGACGGGAACATTTGGGCGGGGGCAATAACCTCGAACACCTATAGCAAGATTCATTACAGTGGGCGTACAGAGTATAAGGTAACATTTGAGTTTACTGAGCTTAAAGATATGGACGAGATTGTGGTGAGCGGGTGATTTAATGAAAGAAATATACAATCGATTTGATACTAGGTACGCAATGCTTTGCCGCCAGCCAATCAGGCACTTCTGCTACAAGCTTGAGATACTAGATTGGTATGAGTTTCCCACGGAGGAACTTACAGACTTGCTCATTGATGAAGGTTCAATAACGATAAACCGTTCGCAGGGTGTTCGACGCAGTTGTTCTATAGTCTTGGCAAATGTCAATAAGGAATCCGAGCCTACGCAAAATAGTAAATTCTGGTATACGCGCAAATTTAAATTGTGGTCTGGCATGGTAGATGAAGCAGACAATACCATATACTGGTTTTCGCAAGGTGTCTTTCTGACTACTGCGGTTTCATCTACGGCGGACGGCAGGCTGGAGATAACCGGGGTGGATAAGTTCGGCTTGTTCACTGCCGAGTATGGTGCCAGCGTTTTGGAGGCAGAGCACCGCATCAAGGCAGGAACAAAAATTACTACGGCGATTCGCGACATAATCCAGATGGATATGGGGAACCAGTGTGTCTGCGACCCTGTGGAGCCTTTGTTCGATGTCTCACTGTACGGCGAAGAAGTCCCGTATGATATCTCGACTTCTGCGGGGCAGTACATTGGAGATATTCTTGTAGAACTGGCTCTCTGTCTGGGTTCAGATATATACTACGACACAGATGGAAGGCTGAATGTTCATAGCGGAACCACAGATACTCACTACCGCCAGCGCGGGTCGCAGTGGGTGTTCGAACAGAATGATATTAATATAGTATCTTTTGGTTCGAGCGCGGAACTGGGGTCTGCAGTAAATGTAGTAACCGTTACGGGTACAGACGAGAATGATTGCCATTATTACTACACAGCCGAAAATAGAGACCCCACCTCTCCGATCAACGTGAATGCCGTTGGTAAGCGTGCGGGAGAAACTATCGAAACTAGCATGGGGTACTCCGAACAGCGCTGTAAGGAATACGCCGAGTACTGGCTTAAGGAGAAGTCTTTAATTGCGCTGTCGCTTAGCTTTGAGTGCGTATTTCTGCCGCATTTAGATGTGGATAAGAACATCACGATTACAGACGAGTCAACGATGGAGCAGAAAAGATATATAATCACTGCGCTGACAATCCCGTTTGGGTCAATCGGCTCAATGAGCATGAGTGCAACAAATATAGTCGACCTGCTACATTACAATGAAATTTAAGGAGAGAACATGGATAAACATGAAATGGAGAAAAAAGATTCGGCGTCAAATCTCGTTGAGCTGATTGACGCTCGCGTTAACAGAGCAACGGACGCCGCGTTAGATAAAGCTGTCAAAACCAAAAACGGGGTCGTCGTGTCATATGACGATTCTGCTCATTGTGCTGTTGTAAACTTCCCAGAGGAAGGAAGCGGCGCGACGTATTCATTTTATAATAAGACGCCCGAAGTATTGGATGCCGGAGATACTGTCAAGGTGTTTTACACGAACAATCTTGCTAGAGGTTGGATTGGTGAACGGTGTGGTGAGCCTAATGTCAAAGAAATAGAACTATATGGTGGAGAAGGCGTGGGGAGACCAGCCCCGTGGGATAAAACTAGTGAATACTTTAACAGCTACGGCGTTTCAGTAGACGGAAATACTCCTGTAAACATTGCTGGAACGCAAGGCAAAACAAGGTATTTTGCTACTGCAAAGGGTTTCGCTACGAAGGCTCTGGGGCAGTATAGTTATACGGAAGGATTTTCTACATCAGTAGACTCTGAATCGCAAGCATCACATGCTGAAGGCTCTGCCTGCGCGATAACAAAATCTCGGTCGGCTCATGCTGAAGGCGAAGCAAATCAAATTATAAATTCGGATTATTCTCACGCTGAAGGGCAAGGGAATCAATTACAAGGTAGCCCGCATTCTCATGTATGTGGAGCATATAATAATATATATCAACAAGAATACGGGCATGTCAGCGGTCAATATCATACATTACAAGGGGCAGGACTAAATAATTGTGTGACAGGATATCAAATTAATTTAACTCAATCTTCTTATTGTGAGGCGTATGGGAGAAGCAACACAGTACTTAAATTAGAAGGTTCTTCTGTAGGTGGACAATATAATGTTGTGAACAGACCATCTGGATATAATGTAGACTTATCTAAAGTAGCTTCAATTACCGGGGTATTTGTTTTAGGTGAGTCTAATCAAATTTATACAAACGTTAACGATAGATTAAATAAGCAATATTCTGGAATAGATGGGTTTAATGATAATTCGGGGTTAACTCTTGATAATACGGTTGTGTTTGGGCATGCAAATTATATATCAGGAAGAACGTGGTTGGTATCTGGTCTTAATTGTGCATCTACGGGTGGGCTTGCAACGATTGGAGAAAATTGTATTTCAACTGGAGGATTTGCTGAAGGGCTGATGACACACGCCTTTGGGGAAAACTCCCATTCTATGGGTAGTGGAACAACAGCAGGGGGAAAGTCTTCTCTAAGCATTGGTTATCATAATAAAGCGTTAGGGGAGAATTCGTTTGCTGGTGGGCTTCTTTGCAATGCTTATGGTGAGAATGATTTTGTTTTTGGCGAACATTTAAGAAGTAGTCAGACGGGAAGTAACCAGTTTGTAATTGGTAAATATAACGACGATACAAATATTGATGATTATTTGTTTGTTGTTGGGAATGGTTTATCAGAAACGACAACAAACGAAGACGGAGAAGTAGTAACTGAGATAAAAAAAAACAATGCATTTGCTGTAGACAAAAATGGTTATATCTATTGTAAAGGAATAAAAAATTTTGATAGTAATTCTGATTCGTTTATTCCTTACACTACAGAACAAGCTGTATCTTCTGCTAAATCCATTTTTGCTAGTGTAATGGAGGTATAAAAATGGCTACAATTAATTATGTTGATGAAGCATATTTTAATGCTTACATAACCGAAATCTTGACAGAACTTAAAGCATGGATAGATACTGACAAAAACATTGCTATCAAAAAAGTTTTGTTCAACAATAACTCATTATCGTTTTACAAAAATCCAAATGCTGTTGATACAGATGAGCCACAGTATAAAATTGATTTGCCGGTTGAACGTTTTTTAGATCAAACGCAAACAATACTTGTACCTAAGTTTGTGTGGTCGGAAGACCTTTATCCAAATTCCATCAATCCGAATTTGGAAGAAAAGCCTGTCTTCGTGTTAGCAGTTAAAGGAATAGCTAACGCCGACAATGGAACAGATACTATAACATATAGTTTCTTAAATATGGAAACTATTATAAAACAATATCAAGTATCAAGCGATACAAGCACTATAAACTTAGTGTTAGATGAAGATACAAACACTTTAAGCGGTAGTGTGAATATTTCAGAAGATGCTAATAATTCACTTTCTGTTGGAACTGATGGTGGTTTATATTCTCCTGTTGTTGATATTAGTGCATTAGCAGCACAAATAAGCGAATTGTCAGCATTATGCCAACAATTAAGTGATAGGATTACTGTCTTGGAAAATAAATGACGAGGTGAGATTTAAATGGCAATAACATTTCAAGCATACGCCACAAACAGTGGTGCTTACAAAATGAACAGACTTATGTCCGCTGGTTCTCCTGCTGGTATAATTGTACACTCAACAGGTGCAAATAATCCGTATCTCAAGCGCTATGTCAACGCGCCGGATACCTGCGGTGAGAATCCGTATAAGAATTATTTCGACCGCCCGGACAGCGATGTGTGTCCGCATGGAGTAATCGGGCTTGACAAGAACGGCGAGGTAAAGGCTGCGAAAATTCTTCCGTGGAACATCTGTTGCTGGGGTTGTGGGAATGGAGCTAAGGGTAGCTACAACTATAACCCTGCATACATACAGATTGAGATTTGTGAGGACGGTTTGACTAACAAGGATTACTTCCTCAAGGCATTCAAACTTATGGCACAGCTTTGCAACAGGCTGATGAAGAATTATCCGACAATCAAGCTGGAGAATATTGTGAGTCATCACGAGGCACATATCAGGGGTTATGCTTCCGGTCACGTTGATTGCGACCACTGGCTTGCTAAATTCGGCTATGATATGGATTGGTTCAGAGAGTTAGTCAAAAATAACGGAGAGATTCCGGAAAAGTATACAGTGACTGCGACCAAGACTTTTGATGATAAGTCGCTGGCTGAATCCAACAAGACAAAACTTGAAAAACTTGGCTACAATGTGAAGATGACAAAGGAAGTGAAATAAATTTATGGTAGAAGTACTTAACGCCGTTCAGGCTAATCTGATTATGGTTGGCGTGTTTCTTATTCCGCTGATTCTGATGAGAGTTGCTGACATTATCCTCGGTGTGGCTGTCTCCAGAAGGAACAGTGTTTCATGGGACTGGAAGAAATTCCTGTGGGGGCTGTTCTATACAGTTTGCTTTGCTGGGGGAACAGGGCTGTTTACGGCAAGCATCAGTATGATTGAGCCAATTGTTCGGGTGTACAATATCGTGGGGGACGAGACTACTCTTGCCATGCTTAACGGTATAAGTGTACTGGCTGTGTGCGGGATAATTCTTACGGTCACGGTCACTTCTTACGGCAAGGATTGCTTTGAGAAAATCAAGATTCTTGCCGGGGAAGAAGGGAAGTGAACTGGTGGAAAATTTAAACCTACAGACAATTGCTGGGTATTGTACGAGCATTAGTGCTATCGTTGCTCTTGTTGTTCTTGTGGTAAAACCACTGAGAAATAAGTTTGTTTCTTGGATAAGCAAGACATCAGATAGAGATGGTATCAATGAAAAGATAGACAATCTGACCATGCTTGTCGAAAAACAGGTGGAACAAGGTGATAAGATGTCTGAGGAGTTGGATAAGCAAAGCAAGGCTTTACAATGCTCACTTCGTAATAGTATCTTGGTTATCTTCAATTCAAGAATGAAACTTGGCTATATGACAATATATGAAAAGCAAAATATTGCAAAACTGTACTCGGAATATCAAAATTTAGGCGGTAATTCGTTTGTTTCAGAAATTGTCGAGGAATTGAATAACTTACCTGTCAAGAATGAGTAAAGGAAGTAGGTGATATTATGCTTAGCTTAGTTAAGATAGATTACGAAACTAATGTCTACTGGTTTTCTGTAGACGAGGTTTCGGAGATTGATATGCTCCCCAAGACTACGACTGCGGGGCAGGGTATACTGTCAACTGTATCAAGTTGCCGTCCGGGAAGTATGGCTATTGTGACTTCTACATCAGAAAAATACATACTGAACGGCAAGAAAGATGAGTGGGTTAGGTTCACTGGGTCTAGTGGTTCAGGCGGAGGCAGCAGCGAAGATTATGGCTTCGCTGACGAGGGAGATATTGATAATATCTTCAAGAAGTGATTTTTATTTTGATTTCCGTCCGGCAAATGCATAAAGCTGGATTGAAATATATAACAAGAATAGTTGCAACTAATTTAATAGTTGAACTAGGAAAATTAAATGTTTAGCACGAAAAGTGCAGAAGGAGAATTTATTATGGCTGATACAAATAAGAAGTTAGTTGACCTTTCACTTTTAACCTACTATGACGGAAAGGTCGCAAATCGTGAAGATACTAAGGACACTACCGTCCTCAATACCGCTAAGGGTTATACTGATACCAAGATTAGCGATGTCGCTACCGCCGCTGATGCCCTTGCTGAGAGAGTAACCGCTGTTGAGACCAAGGCTGGCGCAAACGAGACTGCAATCGGCGTTCTCAATGGTGATGAGAGGACTGACGGCTCTGTAAAGAAGACCGTTGCTGACGCTGTTGCCAAGATTGTTGCAGACGCTCCCGATTCTTTCGACACTCTGAAGGAGATTTCCGACTGGATTTCTACACACTCCGAGTCTGCTTCTGAGATGAACTCCGCAATTCAGGGTAACTCCAAGGCTATCACTGCTCTTCAGACCCTTATCGGCACTCTGCCCGAGGGCATTACCGCAAAGGACGTAGTTGGTTATATTGCTGAGGCAGTTGAGGCAGAGAAAACCAGAGCAACTGGCGTTGAGAGCGGTCTTGATACCAGATTGAAGGCGGTTGAGTCTGCTGTCGGCGATGCTGGTTCTATCTCTGATGCGATTGCAACTGCGAAGTCCGAAGCTATTGACGAAGCTAAAAAGTATGCTGATGGTCTCAATACTGCAATGGGCACTCGTGTTGACGCTCTTGAGAAGGACAACACTGCTAATAAGGCAGCTATTGAGTCTATCAATAACGCCGATACTGGTATTCTTGCAACTGCAAAGGCTTATACCGATGCTGAGATAGTAAAGGTAAATGCTTCTATCAAGACAAATACCGACGCTATCGCGGCTATTAATGACCCTGCAACAGGTGCTATCGCTACCGCTGAGACTTACACTGACACTAAGATTGCTGCTCTGTCTCAGACTGGTGGTGCGATAAAGGCTGTATCTGATGAGCTTTCTGGTTATAAGACTGCTACTGATGCCCGCCTTGAGAAGGTTGAAGCTGCTACGGGTTCTTTCGCAACAAACGATGATATTGACTCTATCTTCTCGAATACTTGATTCGTACCGAACAACTAATTAATCAACCGGGCGGGGCAGTACTCGCCCGAGTTTTGATTAGGAAGGAGATAAAATGGCTGAAAGAAAATTAGTAGACCTCGAAATGCTTACACGTTATCATGGGAAGTCTCTTGCTGAGATTCATGAAATAATGGCTGAAGCTGAAGAAGTTTCAATTTCTGAGACTGCTCCTACAAATTCTGGAGCGAAACTTTGGGTGGATACATCTGGTGATTCTGAAGTGAGCCTCCCTGAAATCAAGGACGATGCGACTAGCACGACTGATACTTGGAGCAGCTATAAAATTAATAATGCGATAGCCACTACTGTAGACACTACAATGGATGAAAAAGTCGATACTAAGGTTAACACAAAGATTGACGAAAAATTGCAGCAGAATATTGCCGATACCAGTGATGTAGACGCTTTATTTGGGGAGGCGTGAAAATGATTAAAATTGGGAGTAAAACTCTTAAAACCAAAAATGCCGATGGCGCATGGGAGTCTTTCGTTGCTTCCGGCATTACAGTTGACGGAGAGATAGATAAATCTTCTGGTAATGCTGTCGCTAATAGTGCGGTGGCAGAGGCATTGGAAGGTAAAATAAGTTCGGCTAATATAGCAACTAATGCCGAAATTGATAATATTTTTGAAAAGGAGGGTAATTGATGGCTGATACAATTAATCTCGAAGCATCTCAGAAGATAGTGTCTGTGCAAGGGCTTGACCATTATCACGAGAAAGCAATGGCTGAGATAGATGAAAAAATCAATTCTGGCAGTGTTGGGAAAGCCGGAACTGGAGAAAATGCTGAAATATTCAATACAGATAACTTAGCTTCTGGTAACTGCTCTCACGCTGAAGGAGACAGTACAATTGCCGCTGGAATAGCTGCTCATGCAGAAGGATATTCAACATCCGCTAATAAAGATTATTCACATTCAGAAGGGTATATGGCAGTTGCATCGGGAACATCTTCTCATGCAGAAGGGCATAAAACAAGAGCTATGGGCGATTATTCTCATGCAGAGGGGAATCACTGTAGTGCGCATGGTGTTGCGTCTCATGCTGGCGGCTCAGAAAGTGTTGCGGCAGGCGATAACGCATTCACACACGGTGACGCAGTAAAAGCAAACAACAATAATGAAATTGCTTTTGGAGCGTTCAACGCCAGCAATGCTGACACTCTCTTTTCTGTTGGTAATGGCACATCTGATACCGATAGGAGCAATGCTTTCGAGATAACTAAAACTACGGGTAAATTATTTAATAAGGAAATTGCTACCAAAGAAGAGATAGAGACGCACGCAGTCAACACGAATATCCACGTAACAGCCGATGAGAAGGCGTACTGGAATACGCTGAGCGGAAAGAACGATCTTGACAATCCGGACTTCCGGGTAAATCAGCGCGGGCTGAGCGAGTACTCCACCGGCTACACTGTGGATAGGTGGTACATCTCCACCGATAAGTGCAAGGCTGCTCCGGAATCCGATGGAATACGCCTGACTGCTACAGCAACGCTGACGTCAAACACCCACGCATTCTGGCAGAATATCGAATTCCCGCTTGCTCCCGGAAAGTACACGCTCTCGCTGAACGTCTCGGAGGTATCCGGGGTATGGTCGGCGAGAATCCGCACCGTGAACGCTTCGGGGGATTACGTGGACAGCTACTATACTTCCGTGCTCCACGAGGGAGTGAACAAGGTATCGGTCGACCTTCCCGATGGCGAGTACATCTCCGCTGTCTCCGTCGGGTTCAACAAGGGAACCGAAGCCGGAAACTCCCTGAAGCTCGCATGGACGAAGCTGGAGGGCGGGTCGCTTGCAACGCCGTTCGTACAGACGGACTACGCCGCGGAGCTTGCAAAGTGTCAGCGGTACTATCAGGTCAGAACTACGAACGACATCAATCCACTCGACCTGCGCCCGAGCATGCGGAAGATAACAGACATCAAGGCAGTAGAAGGAGGATACGCGTATGTCGCAGAATTATGA